TCAGGTTTAGGTATCTCTGGTATTGCTGCTTCTACTTTAGCTGCTATACCATCTGTAAGACCTTCTAAGCTACTTTTTAAACCTGCGATACCATCAGCGATACCTCCGGCAGCATCTCCGACAATACTATTCTTTACACTATCCATAGCGCCAGATATCTGCTCATCTAAAGCAGCTTTATCTAAACTTGGTCCGCATTCCTTAGCCATTATGTCCCACTAGTTGGTGAATCTGAATCATTCTTAGCACCTGAGTTAGCACCATCTCCAGTATCCATTGAAGTTGTTTTATGAGTATGTGAATGTAATGTAACATTTGTATCTGTAATATTACCAGATACGACATCTATTGATCCAGTATTGTAATCAATAGTACCTGTAGTAGCATCAATGTCCATTGTAGGTGCAGTAATTGTTTGAGTCGCTAACGATTCTAATTTCTGATTACCTACGGACTTAACAGTCATTGTTCCTTCAGCAGCAATGTTTAAGTTGCCACCAGCAGCGATGTTAAGATTATTTGCTCCGAGCAGTGTATAGTTGTCTGGAAGTATATGAGTTGCTTTACTCAAGTTGGTTCTAGATTCTTCACCAGTAACTGTCTTAGTAAATAAACCCTTGATGCTATCTATAAAGTTTCCTACAGTCTGAAGTGTTACGTCTTTACTTACTCTCTCAGACTTATTCCCATTGATCTGGACTGCTTGGTCCGATAAGATTTCCTTCGACTCATTGCCCTGTACCTTCTTAATGTAATCGCCCCGTATAGATAAGAAATAATCACCATCAACCTCCTCGATTTTGTCTCCTTTGATTAATAATCTTGCATCACCATCAATAGTAACATTTACGTTACCCTTAATATAGACATCGTTGTCACCAAGTGTAATACTATAATCATTTCCGTTGATCTTTGTAACTCTGTTTCCGTCTGGCTGAATTTCTTGGAAGGTTCCTTTCTTATGATACCAATGTATTCTTTCTGCACCAGGAGTATCGTCTACTTCAAATAAATGTCCTGCTTCTGTATACCATACATGGTTTAAAGGATATGTTGATTGAGGTATTCCTGGTCTTAAAGGAGTCTGTCCACCTTCTCTTGGATGAGGCTCACGCCATGAAGTTCTCTCGTAATATTTTTTAGCTTTGTCTGCTTGTACTGATTTTATCGAGAACGCTCTTGCACTTTCAATTTTACCAAATGACTTTTTGGATTTTCTTTTTTCTATTAGGTTCTCATGGTCCTCTGCTTGTTCGTCTCTTGCATGTCTGTTTACTGATGTCTCACCTAGTTCTGCTAAGTCTGGATCATTAAGAGGATACATTTTATTCTTATGATCAAAGAATCCATCGTCTTGTGGTTCTAATGATGGCTTACCATATAGAGAACCCATAACCAATGGTTGTTGATAATCTGGATCTAAGAAAATACCAAACACCCATGTACCTTCAACTATACCAGTAGGCGATCTACCTACACCACTAAGTGATGCAGATGTAATTGGATTCAATACCATTGCCCAAGGTAAGTCTTCTGTAGGTATTGCAGACTTATCGTTTGTGTGAACAGAATAGATACGTACCTTTAGCCTTCCAAGTTGTTCTGGATCATTTCTATCTTCTACAACACCTACGAAGTGTTGGTTGAATTGGTATAATTGATTTGAACTCATTACTTACCTGCCACTACATTTTTACTTGGATCATCTACATTTGGTCTGAAACTGTCTTTGTTAACTATCATGTTACACACATATTCGTTTCTTGTAATAAAATGATTTAATTTTGTTATCAAATAATTGCCTGTTATCTTTGGCTCTTCTTGTTTACCATCACTCTTAGCATTTTGTTCTAACATACTTATTCTTATTACCATACCTGCATGTAAATTTGAATCGCCTGGAACAGTAACATCTGCTTCTACCGTACCTAAACTTTCTTGGTAGAATTTTCTGTTAGGAATAATTGATGCTATGTTAGTATTTACTCCATCATTATATTTCCAATGTGTGTTATTAATAACATTAAGACTATCATCAATCATTGCAAGACTATCTAAGCTCATTCCTTTTCCATCTAAATGAATAAAGTCTTTAAAATTTTCCTTTACTAATAACGCTTGTGTATCTAATGTTTGTTCTAATAAGTTTATCTCAGCTACTTGACTTGCATAAGCTCCACTTTTAATTCTTGCCATTGGATTCTTAACTGGTTTGAATTTTATGCTTTCTATTTCGTGTTGTTGATCTCTCTTTGGATCGTTTTGATTTGTGTTTACGTTTGGATTGTATGTAAATGTAATGGGATCATCTCTGCCATCTTCAATAAGTTTTTCTACATTATGAAAGTTAAATCCTTTACTATTTTCGTAAAAAGTAAATAAAGATGCTTTGTATTTTGCTGAATATGATCGTTTAGCTAAGAAATCCATAGTCTCATATGGTGTCATTCCTGGAACAATATAAGTGTAAAGGCCGTCTGTTTCATGAACATCTATTTTTCTTTTCTTTTTTCTAGTGACAGCAGCGTTGACTTTTTCAAGTACTTTTTCAACACCTTGATTAATAGGCAACCTAAATGACTGGTTTATATCCATAGTTGCTTGTGTATAATGTTCTGGCGTCACACCAAAGAGTTGATATTGTTTAGCATTACTGCCATCGCTTGCTAGTTGTGTTTCAATTTTGTAGCATCTAAACAATAAATCAATTTGATCATCTTCTTCTGGTTCACTTTTGAAACCTAACCTAAATGTTTCTGTACCATCAAAATCTAAATCATCTAGCTGGCCAGTAGTATCAAGTGCTAACAAAACACAACTCATGCTGTGTTCAAAGAGATCCTCTTCAATACGTATTTTTGTATATGCGCCTGTTAGATTTACTTCACCTTTTGCATGGGTAAAGATAATCTCTTCAGTTAATAAAAAACTTTTTGCTCTGTCTGCCATTAATCATTCTCTAACATCACATCTCTTAGTTTTTGAAATGCGGTACTCGCTAATCTTCTATCAATAAGTTTAATTGTTCTTTTAGCTTCATTCTTTTCTAACTCATCGTTATAAGCATATACTGGTGAATACTGACCACCAATAATATTGCTTATACTATTGTTATCATAAGTATCTTTTGAAATTATATGTCCTTTTGTTTTGTGCTTGTAATGAATTATTTTAGCTTTTGCTGTAGCTGTAGATCCATACTTGTCTCTAATAAACTTTTCTAACTGATCGTTAGATAGTGGCCAACCATAGAATGGATCAACAATATCATTTGCTAGATATATTAGCCACATATAATCTGATCTACCATAATAGTATGATGCAACTTGATCACATCTCATTCCATCAGGTATAACATAATCGTAGAAATCATTTGGTGATCCAAATATAACATTCTTAATCCTTGGACGACTAATAATATTTCTTGCAATCTTGTTGTTATATTCTATAACAGGAAAGTCTGAAAAGTAAGCTCTCTTAGCCATTTACATCGCTCCCTGCATCTGCATAGTCTTCCTGAGTCCAGATTTCTACTTCTTGGAATCCCATAACAAGATCAACTACTGCTGGAGCACCTGTTCCTGCACTTAGTATTGTTCCACCTTCTGGTTGATAGTTTACTGACATCTCAGTTACTTGACATCTTTTAAAATAATGAAAGAAGTCATTTACACCAACATAATATAAATCAACTTGGTTTGGATAGTCTAAGTAGAAGTTAGTTGCATCACCTTCTTTAACACCTGATGGGTGTGTATGATATCTTAATCTGTTAATCATGTTCTTAAGTGTTAGTGATTCTTCTTCACTTGCTGGTGCTAACTTCCATGTAAAATTAAATTGCTTTAGACCTACGTTTTGAAATAGTAATGCCATATGTGGATTGATAACATTTCCAACTGCTAGTCCTACAGCATCAGCTGCTTGTTGGCTGAGTCCTTTTAATGTCTCTCTTCCAGCTACCACACCACCAGATATAAGAGCCTTTAATGTTTGTTCAGTATTTTCTTTAAATCCATCTGATATATTACTAGCAGTAGTTCCTCCCATTCCAGCTGCAAGATTTTGAAACAATTCACTACCAGCTGCAGCAGCTCCTGTAACAGCACCACCAACTGGTCCTAATTCTGATTCATTAAATTTAACTGCTTGCTTGTCTTCTATCCCTTGTCCTGGTAATGGAAGTAGAAAACTTTCTAATACATCACTTGCACCTTGAACGCCTGTCTTGTTTTCACCAATGTTTAAATCGTTTAAACTATAATCAACAAAGTTCATTACAAAGCCACCACTAGTTAAATTACCAGCCATGTCTGCTGGAAAGTGATGATGAGGAATAGCACTGTTCTGTTTATTCTTTTGTTCTATAATTGTAGCTGGTAAGACCTTACCTCGATGTGGTCTACCAAAGTTTGCAAATGCATTATTGGGCATGCGTTCTTTCTCCTAAATACCTTTATGGCTTACAAAGGTAAATTCAATCCCATCCACCCTGATAAATATAAGGGCGATCCTTCTAATATTATTTATAGAAGTTTGTGGGAGTTTAAGCTCATGAAGTATTTAGATTCCCATTCACAGATAGTTAAGTGGTCATCCGAAGAATTTTGCATACCATATCGCAGTCCAATCGATAGAAGAATGCATAGATACTTCCCAGATTTCTGGGTTGAGAAGGATAATGGCGAGCAAATGGTGATAGAAGTTAAGCCAAAACAACAATTAGTACCGCCTAAAAAACCAAAAAGACAGACAAGAAAGTACCTAAAAGAGATGCATACTTACGCTATAAACATGAGAAAGTTCGAAGTAGCAAAGGAATTTTGCGAGAATAAAGGTATGAAATGGATGATTATGACACAAGATGATCTAGGAGTTATAGGTTAATGCCAGCATATTTCTTTCAAAGAGCAGTAGATATGACTCAATCAGAGTTCGATCAAGAGCTTACATCTATGCGTGCAATGTATTCTGGTGATGTAAGACCTGTAGATAGATTACGTCAAATAGCAGAAGAAGAAGATAATCTTAATCCCATGCAGCTTTTGCAAGGAACAGGAAAGACTAAAAGATTGTTAAGTGGTAGAATGTATATGTTTAATTACAGAAATCCTATTGCAAAGCAAAGTTTACCTTACTATGATATGTTTCCAGTAGTATTAGTAATCAATCATAGACCATCTAAAAATTACTTTCAAGGATTAAACTTCCATTACTTGCCACCAAAGTTTAGAGCAGAGCTATTAGATGAGCTTTATAGATACATGATTAATGAAGGAGCTCAAGGTGATAATATAGGAACAACTATTAGAGCACGCCTATCGCCAAGAGTTAATTATGAGTTTATGAAGAAAAGAAGAAACTTAATGTCGTTTAAACCTTTATTCAAAAGATACAATCTAGATTCAGTTATAGGACAATACTTATATGTACCACCAAAGGCTTGGGATGTAATTACTATGATGCCTTTGGCTAGGTTTAGAAAAAGAGGCATAAATAGTGTATACATGGATAGTCTAGCAGATAGACGTCGTAGAGGTAAGTAGTGGCAAAACTTTTAGACATAGGAAGAACATTATTCAATTTAGGCAAGGGTGTTGGTCTTGAGAAACCCCGTACGGGTGCTCAACAGCCATATAGCTTAGATAAGTTTATTGGTAAGCTGCAAGAAAGAAACAGCTTGATGAGAGCTAACAGATATGTTGTTGAACTCACTCCACCAGGCTGGGCATCAGGTGATGATATTGATACAGTAAATAGTTTGGTATTTTTCTGTGAAGCAGTTAACATTCCTGGCGCATCTATCGTTCCAGTTGATCATAAAAGATTGGGTGTTGGTCCTTTTGATAGAAGACCAAGTAATATTATCCCAGCTGAGATATCAGCATCCTTTATGTTAGACCAAGCAGGAAGAAATTTAGGTTTCTTTCAGAAGTGGGTTTCTCATACAGTAATGATGGATAACAGATCACCTGGCTCTGTAAGAGAATCTGATGGTGCAGCATTTGGTCAAGTAGCATATAGAAAAACTTACTTATCCGATAACTTAAAGATTCATACTATTGATTCTGCCGGTAATCATATTGCTACATTAACAGCATATGAAGTTTGGCCATCATTGATAGGTGACGTAACATTAGGTTGGGCACAGAACGATGAGTTTGCTAGATGTCAAATTAACTTCCAGGTTAGATACTGGACAAATGAAGAATTCGAACCTACAGCTCCTGGATTAGAAAGAGAGCTAAGTGGATTCGAAAGATTAATAAGATTAGGTACTTCTGGTACCGCTTTATTGTCGTCTTTTAAAAAACCAAATAATGTAGGAGACGCTATAAATATAATAAGTAACGCCCAAACTTTCCTTGGTTCATTCGGAGGAAAGAGAAGTGGTGGTGGATAATAATGGAGAAATATAATGGCTTTACCACAAATACAGCAACCGCTGTTTGATTATACATTACCTATTAGTAAAATAGATATTACTTATCGACCTTTCTTGGTTGGCGAGGAAAAGATTTTGCTTATTGGTAAAGAGTCAGATGCCAAGGCTCAAATGAATGCAATGAAACAAATTTTATCTAACGTGATTGTAACACCTGAAGATATAAATGTTGATGACCTTACTACAGTTGATGTAGAAATGTTATTCATAAGATTGAGAGCAGCATCTGTACAAAATGTAGTTGAGTTGAAGTACAGAGACAATGAAGATCAAAAAACATATGACTTCACTGTTGATCTGGACACACTTGAACCCGAAGTAGACGAAGATAGATTAACTGAAATTGATTTAGATGGAAACGTTGGAATTAGTTTGAAAGATCCTACAATAGGTCTTTTAACAAAGTTAGGTCTTAGCTTAGAAGAAGGAAGCGACTTGACCAGCGATGACATCATGAAATTAATTGCAGGATGTATTGTCTCTGTCTGGGACAGCGAGCAAGTCTATGATGACTTCTCACAAAAAGATGCAGAAGAATTTTTGCAAAGTTTAGATGTAAAAAGATTTGGAAAGGTTCAGGAGTTCTTT